TCCTTGAGGAAAGCGTCAGAGTTCGTGGTGCCGAACATGACGCATTGCCGGGGGTACTCCTGCACATAATGGCCATAGGCGGGGCGGTAGCGGTCGGCGGTCTTGCTCAAAAAGGCCTTGACGGCGGTGACCTCGGAGCGGCGCATGGCCTCCAGCTCCGACACCTCCATAATCCACACGCCCTGGAGGCTCTCCATGGCCTCCTTGCCCTCAAAGGTGCGGAGGCTGTCCGAATACCAGGGCTCACCCATGAGGCGCAGGAGAGAGGATTTATAGCCGCCCTGGGGGCCGGTCAGAATAACCATGGTGTCAAACTTCGTCCCCGGCTTGCGGATGCGCCGCACGGCGGCCACAAAGGCCTTGCGGGTCACGGCCTTTACATACTCCGTATCATCCGCCCCCAGATACTCAATGAAAAGGCTCTCCAGTCGGGGCCTGCCGTCCCACTCCAGGCCGTCCAGGTAGCGGAGAATGGGGTGGTATGTGTTATCAGCGGCGCAGGCCACAAAGGCCGTGTCAAGCATACCGGGGGCGTTAAAGCCCAGGACCTTTTCCGCCGCAACGGCAAGCTGGGCCCGGTCATCGTCCGTCCACGCCCTGGGGTATTTGTAGGTTTTCGTGGGGTCATAGTCCCAGGGCAGACGGACACGGGTGATGATCTGATGGTGGAACGTGTCCAGCTCAATGCGCCCAAAGATGGGCGGCCACTCATCCAGGAACGTGCGGACGTTCTCCAGCGTCTTGAGGGGCTGGCCGGTCTGGTGATGTAATTTCAGCATTGCTCATCCGCCTCCCAGAAAAGCCCGTCCAGGTGCAGAGTGGCCTCCCGGCGCTCCGCCCGGCCAATGTCCAGTACCTTGTAGCCCTGCCGCCCAAAGGCCCGCATGATAAGCTCCTTGGAGCTCTGGCCCACAAGCTGGGCGGCGTGGAGCTGCTCCAGGGTGAACACAATGGCGTCCTCTTTGGTTTCACGGGTGCGCTGGTCCTCCACCAGCACATCAAAGCGGCGGAGCTGCACAGTCATGGTAGTTTTCAGCATTTCAAGATACCTCCATAATGTTTTTCTGGGTGTTGGCCTGGACCCACGCCGCCAGGCCTGCACGGGAGATGCGGACACGGGTGCCGATACGCAGCACGGGGAAGTCCGCCCGGTGGATAAGGTTGTAAACCGTCTTGGAGCACACCCCCAACTCCTCCGCCGCCTCCTGGACGCTCAAGGTGAGCTTGCCCTCCTGGGCCACGGCCTCCACCGGCACGATGGGCGGCGGGGTGATTTCCTCCAGGGCAAAAGAGGTGTGGCCCCGCTCCAGCAGCGCCCGCCCTGGGTCATCGCTCTCCAGCTCAAAGGTGTGTCCGCCGGGGAGCTTTACTTTCCATTTACGCATGGTGTCAATCCTCCTTTTCCATGATTTCCGGCCCCAGTACCGCCGCCAGTTTGCGGGCGGTGTCCTCGGAGCAAGTCTTTCCGCATTTGACAGAGGAAATGGTCACCCGGCTCACGCCGGACTTTTCCGCCAGCCGCTTGACTGTCAGGTCAGCACGGGCCAGTGCCGCCGCAAATGCTACTCGGTCAATTCTCATGTGGTGCTCACCTCCGTTTCTTATTCATCGGCTTTAGTTTAACATAAGCAAATGAATAAGTCAAGCATTATTTTTTATTCTTTTGCTTGCTTTATTTTTATTCTTGTGCTAAAGTTAATTTGAGGTGATATACATGACCACAGGAGAGCTTATAAAAGCTGCCCGGAAAAAAGCCGGGATGACACAGGCTCAATTAGCCGAAAAACTCGGCATTTCTTATGTTGGAGTTTCCCAATGGGAGAATGACCTCCGCAATCCAAAGCTGGACACACTCCAGCGCATAGCCTCCGCCCTGGGGGTCCCCGTCCAGGACCTCATCAGCGATTGGGAGGCCGTAGACAAAGAGGAATTTAAGCGGGTATTCATATATGGGGAGGGTATCAAAGACCGCATAGACGCCGCCCTGGACCGGCTCAACGATGAGGGCCAGGAAAAGGCGGCGGAGCGGGTGGAGGAGCTGACGGAAATACCCAAATACCAGAAATAACACCCCGCCCCGGTGCTGCTAACACCAGGCGGGGGAGAAGTCCACGACAGTCAATCAACGGCACCCGTGCGCCTTTTTGCGCCGGGTGGGAAAGGAGCACATCATGGCCAAAAGAGGCGCAAAGGGAGCGGGGAACATCCGCAAGCGGACCATCACCCGCAACGGCAAGCAATACACCTATTGGGAGGGCCGGGTCACCACAGGCCGGGACCCCACCACCGGCAAGCAGGTCCAGCGCTATTTCAGCGCAAAGACACAGAAAGAGGTCCTGGAGAAGATGCAAAAGGTGGCGGTGGCCGTCAATGACGGCACATACACCCCGCCCTCAAAGCTCACCGTGGGCCAGTGGCTTGACCTCTGGGCGGACAACTACCTGGGCGGCGTCAAGTACAACACCGCCCGCATTTACAAGGGGAACATCAGAAACCACATCACGCCCACCCTGGGCGGTGTCCGGCTCTCTGATCTGCACCCCCACACCGTCCAGGTGTTTATAAACGGCCTCAAGGACCTCTCGCCGCAGTCCGTGCGGATGGTCCACCAGGTCCTCCACCACGCCCTGGAGCGGGCCGTCATGCTGGGCTATATCCCCAAAAATCCCGCCGCCGGGTGTGTGTTGCCCCGCAAGGCCCAAAAGGAGATACACCCCCTGGACGATGAGCAAGCCGCCGCCCTGCTGGATGCTGCAAGGGGCGGGGAGCTGGAGAACATGGTCACGGTGGCCCTGTTTACCGGCCTCCGCATTTCGGAGCTGCTGGGCCTCACCTGGGATGCCGTAGACTTTGAGCGGGGTACGATAACGGTTGACAAGCAGCTTGCCACGTTCTACGCCCAGAAAGAGGCGGGGCCGTTCACCACGCCCAAAAACGGAAAGCCCCGGACCATTGCCCCGGCGGCGTCTGTCATGGCCGCCCTCCGTGCCCAGCGCCGCCGCCAGATGGAGGCGCAGCTCCGGGCGGGCCCGGCCTGGAGCAATCCCCACGGCCTGGTGTTCACCGGGGAGAACGGGGGCCGGGTGCTCCAGCAGACGGTGGACAAGCATTTCCGGGCGCTCACCAAAGCCGCAGGCCTGGAGGGGGTCCGCTTTCACGATTTGCGCCACACATACGCCGTCAACGCTATCCGGGCCGGGGATGATATAAAGACCATCCAGAGCAATTTGGGCCACGCCACAGCGGCCTTTACCCTGGACAGATACGCCCACTTTACAGAGCGGATGAGGCAGGACAGCGCCCAGCGCATGGAGGGTTTCATCAAAGAGGTAATGAAACTGTAAAGGGGGAAAAATGGGAAAAGCGCTCCACGCCATTGCATTGCAAGGCATGGAGCGCTCTTTTTTGATATGCCGGTCTTTTCAAATGCCGCCCAATTCCACAAAATGCGGGGGAGCGGGAAACCGCCGAAGCCCTTGCGCCGTGGGCTTTTTGCATTTTGTGGAACGGCATAGAACAGGCCGGAATTGTGGTAAATGGGGGAAGAATGGGGGAAATTATAGGGGGTGTTTTGCTACATATCGCTGGGCCGTCCTGGCCAAATTGTCAGCGCAATTTCTGCCGCCCATGCTAAGGGCAATTTGCCGCCAGGTCAGCCGCTTTTCAAACTTGAGCACAAACAAGGTCCTTATAAAATCGTCCTCTATGGCGTCAATGTAGGCCGCCAGGCGGTCCCGCTGTTCCTCCACCCGGCGGAGCCTGTCCTCCATAATGGTACGGATTTCAGCCGTTTCCGGGCCGTTCTCCAGCTCTTGGAGGCGGCGGCGCTCCGCCTCTGCCTCACGCCGCAGGTAAAATAGCTGGTATAAGGTATCTAACATCATTCAAGCCCCACTTTCCGCCGGAGGGCCTCCCGCTTGAAAACGATTTTTTCAACGGCGCTTTCCCCGGTGTTTCGTTGTGTCTGGATGCCCACCCGCAAATAGTAGGGGGTGCGGTCCTCTATGTATTGCAGCAGCTCCGCATGGAGGGCGGGGTTTATGAGCTTGCTCATGCCCCGGTGTTCGGCGTTCTTTTCGTCCCTGGACAGCTCCCGCCCCTCAAAGTATTTGCCCCGTATGGCGTCCCCCTCGGCCTCTGGGAGCCGCTGCAAGGCCCGCTCCAGGGCGGCGTGGAGCTGGTCATGGTAAATGCTATCCTCCACGCCCTGGAGGCTCTGGGCGGCGCTGGGGTCCTCCACAAACTCCGCCAGGGCCCGGTCATCCTCTCCGCCGTCCTCGCTGGGCGGGGTGTCCAGGCTCACCGCCCGGCGCAAGGCGTCATTTTTGTGGGCCCTCCATCCCCCGGTGTTCCCGAAAGCAGTTTGTAAAGCAAAGGCAAACCAGCCTATAAACTGCATTTCACTGTCTGGCTTGTATGTGTCCACGGCAGCCACCAGGGCAATATAGCCGCTGTTGTATAGGTCATCAAACTCCACACCGCCGGTGTTCGTCATGTAGCCGTTGGCGTATAGGGTCATTACACGCTGGGCACGGTTGGCCACAAAGCGCTCCACCTGGTCCCAGAGCTCCGGGAGGCGGTCCCGCTCCCCGGCCTGGATTTTTGCCACAAGTTCCTCGTTTGTCACGGGGACCGCCTCCCTTTTTTCTACTGGAAAAAACTCTATCTTTTCGGCTGAGGGCCAGGTCTACGCATGGACGCCCTCCGCCGCAGTCATAAGGGCCTCTGTAAAGCCGTCAGTCAATACGGAAATAACGCCGTCCAGGTCAGCAGAATTGTTGATGTTGTTGCTGATGCTCTGCTCCACCCGTACCTCAGCCGTGGTAAAGCGGTTGACGGCCTCCCGCTCCGCAATGTCCCGCAGATATGCCAGCTCCTCCGTGGAGGTGCTGAGGGCGTCAGCAGCGGCCCCGGTGTTTGCGGCGGTCTGGCCGGTGTTTGCCGTGATGTCATCCAGATTAAAGCCGGTGTTTATGTTCTCCAGGCCGTAGTCAACGCCGCCTCCCAGGTTAAAGGCCCCGCTGATTTTATCCTCAAGGCCCGCTCCAAAGTCGCTACCGGCGGCCCAGGCGTCCCCGTACTCAATCCGCTGGATTTGGTAGTCTGAGGCGCTGAGCTTTTGCATGACCTCCACCTGGTCCCCCACAATCTCCTCCACCTTTGTAGCCACGGTGCCCCGGAAATTGGACACAGCGCCGGACATATCAGTCCCCAGCACCGTGTCAATGAGGGATGCGGCGCTTTGGACGATGCCCAGGATAAAGTCAAACATCCCGGCAAACAGGTTGATGATGGCCCCCACAGGGTCATTGAACACATTTGCAAAGAAGTTCGCAAAGGTGGCGATCAGGTTGTAGAGCTCTACGCCCTGGCCTATGACAAAGTTGACCACGCCCAGCACCGTGTTTAGGATAAAAGCACCGGCCACGGCAAAGGCCCCCATGATGATGCCGGTTGCAGATACGGTGGAGCCGGTTGCCTTGTTCACAGCGGCCACCACGGCGTAAATGGCCGCAATCAGCAGCACCACACCCATGATGATGAGAAAGACCGGGTTAAGGGCCATGACGGCATTAAAGGCCGCCTGGGCCGCTGTCCAGACCTTTGTGGCCAGCGCTACGCCCTGAGTTGCGGCGGCATATACCGCAAAGGCCCCGGCCACGCCCAGCACCAGGGGGCCGATTATGTCAATGTTATTGGCAATCCAGTTCACACCCGTCAAAACGGGGTTTAGGGCCTGGAGCGCCACATTGCCCATCAAGGTCCACACCTGCCCCCAGGTCATGGGCATACTTGCAAATTTGGCGTTTGTTTCGTCTGCCACAGAGAAAAGGGCGTTTTTGACCACCTCAGAGGTGATGAGCCCCTGCTCTGCATATTGCTTGATGGAGCCCTCAGCCACGCCCATATAGCTCTCAATGGCACGGGCGATGCCGGGGGCGTTTTCCAGAATGGAGTTGAGCTCCTCACCCCGTAGGGCTCCGGCGGCCATGGCCTGGGTGAGCTGGAGCATAGCGGCGGACTGGCCCTCTGCCGTAGCGCCGCCTATGACAAATTGCTTGTTGACCTGCTCCATAAAGGCTATGAGCTCATCATTGCCGGAAAAGGCGTTCCCGGCGTTTGCGCCCATGGTTGCAATGGCAGAGGCCGTGTCCAGGTAGGCGGAGCGGGTTGTCATAGCGGATGCCATGATTTTCTGCTCCAGCTCCGACACGCTCCCGCCGTCATCCACAAGAAAGCTGAGCCGGGCCGTGGTGCTGGTCATCTGGTCAGACAGGTCAATTATCTTCTGAGCGCCCCAAGCCGTTGCCATAGATGCCGCAATGCTTTTGACCTTGCCCAGCATCCCGTCCGCAGCGTTGGTGCCGTTGCGGATGCCGTTGTTGAGCCGCTCCTCCTGCTCAGCTGCCCGGCGGTAGCTGTCCTCCATTTCCTGTATGAGCTGGTTTGCTTGGCCGATCTCAACTTGTGCAGCCCGTATCGTGCCCGTATCAATCGCCTGGCTGGATGCGTTTTGCACCGTCTGGAAAGCGTGGAGCGTGGCGTCCAGACCGTTGCATATTTTCTTCAATATGGCGCTCATACCGTCATTCAAGGTCATT